TACCGGCTCGACGAGGCCCTGGCCGCGCTCTACGCCGACGACGCGTTGGCGCGCAAGCGGGCCGCCGAGGCGCGATTGAAGGAATTGGACGTGCAAGAGCGCGAGGGCGACTTGCTCAAAACCGCCGACGTGCGGCGCACGTTCTTCGAGTACGTCAAGGAATTGGACGCGGCGCTGTGCGTGGCGTATCCGCGCGAGGCGGCGCGGCGGCTGGCCGAGGCCGAAGGGCCGGAGCATGTCGCCGATATTTTAGGGGCCGATTTGCCGGCCATTTTAGATGAGGTGCAAAAAAAGTACACGATTATTAGCGGAGGCTCTCGCCGGCGCGCGGCCAAAGCGTAGCCTGACGTTGAGCCGCTGGGCCGACACCTACCGCTATCTCTCGCCTGAAACGGCAGCCGAGCCGGGCCGCTGGCGCACGGCTCGCGTGCCCTACCTGCGCGAGATAATGGATTGCGTCTCCGACTGGCGCGTCCCCGAAATCGTGTTTATGGCCGCCGCCCAGATTTCCAAAACGGAGGGTCTCATCAATAACGCCGTCGCCTATTTTCTGCACTCCGACCCCAGCCCGGTGCTGGCCGTTTTCCCCACGCTCGACGTGGCTAAGGGCTGGTCGCAGGAACGGCTCGCGCCGATGCTGCGCGACACGCCCGCCTTGGCGGGCCTGATTGTCGAGCGCGCCAAAGACGACGCCAACGCGATTTTCAATAAGAGTTTTCCGGGCGGCCATCTGGCGATTGTCGGCAGCAATGCGGCGGCGGGCCTGGCGATGCGCCCGCGGCGCGTGCTCCTATTGGACGAAATTGACCGCTTCGCGGCGTCGGCGGGCGCGGAGGGCGACCCTATCGCCCTGGCCCGCGCGCGCACCAAAACCTTCGGCGCGCGGCGCAAAATTATTCAGACCAGCACGCCGACGGTTAAGGGTAAATCGCGGATAGCCAAACTCTATTTCGACGACAGCGACCAGCGGCAGTATTACGTCCCCTGCCCTGACTGCGGGGAATTCCAGACGCTCCGCTGGGCCAACCTAATTTTCGACCCGGCGCGCGAGGGCGCGGACGCCGAATACCTCTGCGATTTCTGCGGGGTCTTGCTGCCCCACGCCGCCAAACCCGAAATGCTGGCGCGCGGCGAATGGCGCGCGGCGCGCCAATTCGCAGGCGTGGCCGGGTTTTGGCTCAACGAGCTCTACAGCCCCTGGGTGTCGTGGCGCGAAATGGCCGCCGCGTTCCTGCGCGCCAAAGACGACCCGCAGCAACTCCAAGCCTTCGTCAATACCAGTCTGGCCGAGTTGTGGGAAGCGGAAGAGGATCAGGCGGGCCGGCAGGTGGCCGCCGGCGACGTGGCCGCCTTGCGCGAGGACTACCCGCCCGACGTCGAAGCGCCTGACGGCGTGTTAGTCTTAACCGCCGGCGTGGACGTGCAGGACGACAGGCTCGAAATCGAGGTCGTCGGTTGGGGCCGCGACGAGGAAAGCTGGAGCGTGGACTACCGCATCCTCTACGGTTCGCCCGCCGAGCCGGAGGTCTGGCGGGAACTGTTGAGCGTCCTCAGCGGGGAATACCGCCACGCCGACGGCGCCCCAATAAAGATTCGGGCCGCCGGAATTGACACCGGCGGCCATCACACGCAGGACGTTTATCGCTTCGTCCAGGCGAACGCGGGGCGCGGAGTATTCGCGCTCAAAGGCGCGTCCGTGCCAGCCGCGCAACTGGTCGGCGGCCCCAGCCGACCGCACGGAAAAATCAGAGTCAAACTCTTTACCGTCGGCGTGGATACGGCCAAAGAACAACTGATGGCCCGCTTGCGGCTGATCGAGCCAGGCCCCGGCTATTGCCACTTCCCGGCCTGGTACGACGAAGAATTTTTCGCCCAACTAACGGCGGAAAAACTGGTGGACCGCTACGAGAAGGGCCGGCGCATCCGCAAGTGGGTCAAAACCCGCGCCCGCAACGAGGCCCTCGATTGCCGCATCTATGCGGCGGCGACGCTGGCGATTCTCTACCCGCGCCCGCGCTGGCCGCAACTTGCAGAGGGACGCGCGGGCCTGGCTCGTCAGCAGGAGCCGTCGGCAGGAGTCGCCGGCCAGCGGCCGGCGGCGGCTTCGTTTGTGCCCCAGCGCGGCGGAAGCGGCTTCTTGGGCGGCGGACGAGGTAATTTCTTGGGCGGCTTACGGTGACGGCGGCGCGCCCAGCGCGCGGCAGTATTTTCGGGCTTTTTGGTGGGAGGTAAAATATGGCTTTGCAATTATCCACGAGCGTCAGAAACGCTCGCCTGGACCAAATCGAAGCGACGATTGGCACGTCCGCGATTCTAAAAATTCGCACGGGCAGTCCGCCCGCCAACTGTGGGGCGGCAGACTCCGGCACAGTTCTGGCGACGCTAAACCTGCCGTCGGATTGGTTGGCGGCGGCGGCTTCGGGGAGCAAAGCGAAATCGGGAACGTGGGAAGACGCCTCGGCGGACGCTACCGGCACGGCGGCGCATTTTCGGATCTACGATTCCGGCGGCTCAACTTGCCACCTGCAAGGCACGGTGACGGCGACCGGCGGCGGCGGCGATATGACCCTTGACAACACCTCGATTGCTACTGGCCAGCAGGTTACTGTCACCGGGTTTACGCTAACCGACGGCAACGCTTAACGCCCGGAGAGGAGGCCCCAACAAATGGCGGCGGTCACTCACGGCGTTGCGACAGCCAGCACATCGAACGCGAGCAGTTACGCAAGCGGCAGCTTTACGCCGGCGGCTGGCGATTTGCTGGTGGTTTTTGTTGTGGCGTCTGGGACTGTCGCGGCTGGTTCGCTAACTGATTCGCAATCTCTGGGTTTCACCAAGATTGCAACGGCGGTTAAGAACTCCTCCGCCGATACGATTTACCTGTTTGTCGCCAACGCGCGGGCCGCTGCGTCGTCAATGGCCGTCACCTTTGACTGCACCGGCGACAACGCTACCGGCGCGATAATTATAGTAGAACGGGTAGCGGGGATGTCGCGCACCGGCGCGGCGGCGGCGGTTCAAACCGCCAAGCAGGATAATCAAGCGGCATCAGGAACGCCGGCCCCAGCGTTTAGCGCGGCGGCCCTGACTGGCAACCCGACTTTGGGTTGCGTCGGCAACGCGACAAATGCCGCCGGCTTGACGCCGCCCACTAACTGGACGGAACGCGCCGACACGGGGTATAACACGCCGACGACGGGCGGCGAAGTGGTAAGCCGCGATAGCGGGTTCACTGGCACGACGATAACTTGGGGCAGCAGTTCCGCCTCTGCCTTCGGCTCTTTGATAGTTGAACTGGACACGCGCAACACAGCCGCCGTGTCGCAGACGTTGGGCGCGTTGGCTTCGACAGCGACGGGCGCGGTGCAAGTCCAGGCCGCCGTGTCGCAGCCGCTTGAGAATGCCGGGTTGGTGGCGACCGGCACAGTGCAGGGCGGGGCCGGCGGAATTGAGGGCGTTCTGTCGCAGACGCTCGCTGACGCCACGCTGTCAGCGGCGGGCGCGGCGCAAGTCCAGGCCGACGTGTCGCAGACGTTGGGCGCGTTGGCTTCGACAGCGACGGGCGCGGCGCAAGTCCAGGCCGCCGTGTCGCAGACGTTGGGCGCGTTGGCTTCGACAGCGACGGGCGCGGCGCAAGTCCAGGCCGCCGTGTCGCAGACGTTGGGCGCGTTGGCTTCGACAGCGACGGGCGCGGTGCAAGTCCAGGCCGCGCTCAACCAGAACCTGGAAGCCCTGATTTCGTTTACGCCGCTTGGGGGTCCAGCCAGCCGGCGAACAATAGTTTTCGCCGGTGAGCGGCGCGGCGGAGTTGACACCGGTGAACGACTGACGGAAGTGGCCGCCGGTGAGCGGCGCAGCGGAGTTGACACCGGTGAACGACTGACGGAAGTGGCCGCCGGTGAGCGGCGCAGCGGAGTGACGATATGAGCGCGATTTACCGCAAAGACCCAGACGAGATTCTTGACTACGGATTCGATTGGTCGAATTTGGCGCCGGATATAATTGTTGCCTCGGAGTGGATAGTCGAGGAAGGTTTGACGGCAGAGTCGGACTCCTTTGACGCCGACTCTGCTACGGTCTGGCTCTCCGGCGGCGCGGCGGGCTGCAACTATCTGGCGCGCAACCGCGTAGAGACTGCCGGCGGGCGCACCTACGAGCGCGCCCTGCTCGTAGAGGTGCGCGACAGCGCGCCTGGCGTGGGCGTGCCGGCCAGCCAAGCCGAACAGGATTTAGCCGCTATTGACGCGGCCATCCGCGCCCTCAGCGCCGGCGGCGCGGTGCAGGAGTACGCGATTGGCAACCGCAGCCTGAAACGCTACTCGCTGGCGGAACTAATCGCGTTGCGCTCGCACTACGCCGTGCTCGTGCAACGCGAGCGGCAGGCTGCCCGGACGGCCTCCGGCGGCCCCTTTTTCAAACGATTGGAAACCAGATTTATCTGCCCTAATTGAGTGTTTTTGTGTCTTTAACCCTGTTACAACTGGAAACGCCCGCGAGCAGCGAAATTAACGCGGCCCGGCGCGCTGCTCGCGCCGCCGCGCAGCGTGAGCAGGCGCAGACGCTCCGGCGTTCCTACGAGGCGGCGCGGCTGAACCGCCTCGCTAACGATTTCGTCGCCTCGGCCACAGGCGTCAACCGCGAACTCTACCAGGGGCTGCGGGTGATGCGCGCTCGCTCGCGCGATTTGGCGCGCAATAACCCGCACTTCAAACGGTTCTTGCAACTGCTCGCGGACAATGTGATCGGGCATTCGGGAATCCGCTTGCAGGCGCAGGTCAGGGAGGCCGGCGAATTGGACGCGCCGCTGCCGGGAATTATCGAAGCGGCCTGGAAAGAGTGGGGCTTGGCGGCGACGGCCAGCGCTTCGGGAAAACTCTGCTGGCTCGATTTGCAGAAATTGGCCGTCCGGCTCGTGGCCCGCGACGGCGAGGCCCTGTTTAGAAAACTGCCGGCGCGCAACGGCTGGGGTTTTACGCTGCAAAACGTGGACGTGAATTGGCTCGACGAGCGGCACAACGAGGCCCTGCCCAACGGCAACCGGGTGATGATGGGCATCGAGGTGGACGACTGCTACTGTCCTCAAGCCTACTGGCTGACCCCTCCTTACTACGATTCCTATTATCCGGCCCTGCGCCCCGGCGCGCTGCAACAGCGCGTCCGCGTCCCCGCCGCGGAAATTCTCCACCTGTTTGCGTGCGACGAGGGCGAGGAGCAAGTGCGGGGCGTCCCGGCCCTCCACGCGATTGCGTTAAAGCTGCACCGCGAGGCCAAGTACGAGGAGGCGGAACTGATTGCCGCCTGCGTCGAGGCGTGCAAAATGATGGTCGCCACCCCGCCGGCGGATTGGGAAGGCGGCGACGCCCTGCCCGACACCCTGCCTGACGAGGTGGCGCCGGGCCAAATCTTAATCAATAACCCCGGCTGGACGACGGAGATTTTCGACCCCAAGCGTCCGACGGGCAATTACGCCGAATTCACCGACGCAGTACTGTATTCGGCAGCCGCCGGATTGGGCGTGTCTCACGCCTCCCTAACCGGCAATCTATCTCAGGTCAATTACTCCTCGATTCGTTGGGGCGGGTTGCAGGAGCGTGATTTTTGGCGCGGCTGGCAGGCCTGGATGGGCGCGCATTTCAACGCCGAGGTTTTTAGGGCGTGGCTTGACGCGGCGTTTCTGTCCGGGCGGCTCGAAGGCGTGCGGTTTCAGGACCTGCGGCGGCTCACGGCTAACTGGTACCCACGCGGTTGGGCCTGGGTGGATCCGCAGAAGGAAATTGCGGCGGACGTGCTGGCCGTCAATAACGGCCTCGACACGCGCACGCGCGTAGTGGCCGAACGCGGCGAGGATTTCGCCGACGTGGTGGCGGAACTGCGCCGCGAAAAAGAGTTGGCCGCCGCCGCCGGATTGGATTTTACGAGCGCGGGCGCGGCCACGACGCCCGCTGGAGGCGTAGATGGAGACGCTTAAAGGCCGGCCGGCGCGTAGCCGCCGGCCCGTTCAACCCGCCGCGCCAAGCCACGCGGCGCTTGACCGCGTGGCTTTATTGCACTTGCGGCGGCAACTTGGTAGGATTGTGCAGGAATTGGATTGCGCGTTGCGCGCAGCGCCCGCGCCTGCCGCGCCGCTGGCCGACGACGACGAGACAACTAAATAGGCCCTGCCTGAGATTCAGGCCCGCCCGCCGAAGACGCGACCCTGCCGCCAGGCCCGCCGCGTGTCGGCGGCTTTTTTTATTGGAGAAAAATAATGCCAGCAGAAACAGCAGAAGCCCGCCCGCCCGCCGCCGAGGATTGGCGCGAAATCCTCGGCCAGCCGCTGACGGCTGATTTCAAGGCCCGTTTCAGCGCGCCGGCCCCTCTCGCGCGCATGGGCGACGACAAAAAAAAGATGCGCGCCGATGGGGACGACGACGCGCCGATGGGCGACGACGCGCCGATGGGCGACGACGCGCCGATGGGCGACGACGCGCCCGACGTGAAAAGCCGCGACGTGGAACTGAGTTTCGCAAGCGACGCGCCGATTCAGCACTGGTTCGGTAAAATTATCCTCGATATGGACGGGTTCGATTTGACGCGGTTGGCCGCGTCGGGCGCGGTCTTGTTTAACCACAACTGGGACGATTTTTTGGGACGGGTCTTCAACCTGCGAAAAGAGAACGGCCACGCGCGCGGCACGGTGCGCTTCTCGCGCAACCCGCGCGGCCAGGAAGTATTGAACGACGTGCGCGACGGACTGCTCGAATCCGTTTCGGTCAGTTTCGTTATTCACGAATTAGTCCTCGAATCCGATTCGGACGAAGACGGCCCGCTCTATCGCGCCCTTCGTTCCGAAGCGCTTGAGGTTTCGTTTGTGAGCGTTCCCGCCGACCTCAGCGTCGGCGTCGGCCGCTC